GCGGTAGGCTCTGCTGTTGGTGGAGTCGGGGCTGTGCCCGGAGCAGCAATCGGAGGGCTTATCGGCGGTATCGGAGGTTTCCTTCTTGGCGATTCATTTGGAGAGGACTTGGCCAACGCAATTAATTTTGATGGGATTAAAGCCGAGGCCGACAACACATGGGAATGGATTAAAAACGGGATGAATGGCGTTATTAATTTTGCTGTGGGGCTTGGGGCTACTATTCTTGATATTGTTTGTCCTGGATGGGAAGAAGGATTGGCACAAATTCAGAACAATTGGGAGAACCTTAAGTCCTCCGTAGGGTCTGTTCTTAGCGAAATTGCATCATCAGCATCTGATGTGGCTAGTAGTATTGTCGGATTCTTCTCTGGAGCTGTTGATGGGATTATGTCTGCGTTTTCTGGCCTTGTCGGATGGTTCAGTTCAAACGTCTGGGAGCCTTTAAAGGCTCACGCATCTGATGCACTTTCGTTTATCAGCTCTTGCATATCGTCTGCGGTCTCTTCTATATCGGGGATTCAGGGACGTGGACAGAGCATTACGGGTTTACCCCACAACGCTACAGGCGATGTCCATTTTGGTGGTGGATGGACTGAGATAAATGAACGTGGCGGTGAAATTGTCGACCTTCCGAATGGCAGCCGAATTTATCCTCATGCGACAACAGAACGTATGCTTACCAATGCCATTGGTGATAATGCGGGGGCTACATCGTTGACGGTCACCGGGAATACTTTTATTGTTCGTGAAGAGGCTGACATTGATAAAATTGCTCATCATTTATACAGTCTGTTTAATCAGGCTGAAAGCAATTACGGGGGGATTTAAAGTGAGTAAATTAAGTGGACTTGGACGCGCGCTATCTCTTTTATCCGTTGCTTTTGGCGGCATGGGGAGAGATTATCCGAAATATATATTAGAGTCACAAGGGGAACGACTGGTCCTTCCCGTGACTCCTGACAACTATAGTCTTACCAATGGGCAAGATAATAAGGTTATTAATATTACTCAAGTCGGGGAGGCTCTCCTGTTTGGAAATCCGAAACTGCGCACCTTGTCGTTTAGCGGCTTTTTCCCTGCTAGAGATTATCCGTTTACTGTAGGCGATAGAAAAAGCCCTGATGCATGTGTAGCGCTTCTTACAAAATGGATGGAAGCTAAGGCCCCTATTCGAGTTATCATTACGGATAGCCCTATCAATCTAATGATGGGGCTAATGTCCTTTCCTTATAAAAAGAAGGATCCTACAGGAGACATTTATTTTGACGCGTCGTTCACAGAGTATAAAGACCTTAATACTCAAGCAGCAGGAAATGATAAGCCGCTCGATGAGTCTACAGGATTAAAAGATCGTCCCGATGCGTCTATAAGGCCTAAAACCGCAACACTATTTAGCCGCGGGGCGGACGTGTTGGATGCGGCTAAAAAGGCCTATGGAGATTATAAGCATTACGAACGAATCATCCAATCAAACGACTTGAAGAACCTAGCTATTAATAATTTAAGCCAACTCAGAAAGCTTAAGGTGTAGAGATGATTATAAAGCATGTGGGAACCAAAACTGTAAAAGATGAAAAAACAGGAGAAGACAAGCAAGAGCCTGTTGAAAACGATATCTCTCATTTAGTAGTAAAGTCTTCTTGGTCAGGGGCTAGAATTCAGGCTGCTAGAAAGCTGGAGTTTACCTACGTACAAGAGCCTAGAGACCCCAATTGGCCTGTATATCCTATAGAGATTGGTCAGACTATAAAGGGATATACTGAGGACGGGGCGCTTTGTTTTGTGGGAAACATTTACACGACAGAGAGAAAAACGAAAGACTCTACCATTTCGGTTTTGTGTTATGACAACTTGTTTATTCTTAGCAAATCAAAGACAACACGTAAATTCACCAACCTGACAGCTGAGGAAATCACGAAAGCTGTTTGTGGAGAGATGGGAGTGAAAGTCGGGAATCTTGCTGATACGAATGGCCATAAAATAACCTTCATTGCCACTAACAAGTCGGGCTACCAAATTATTATGATGGCCTATACTGAGGCGGCAAAAAAGACAGGCAAAAAGTATCAGACACTTATGAATGGGGATTCTCTTGATGTTATTGAAAAAGGGTCTTTAATTAAAGACTTTATAATCAACCAATACAGTAATACGATGGATTCCTCATATAAAGAATCGATTGAGAATATGGTAAATAAGGTCATGATTACAGACGACAAAGGAAACCTAATTCGTTATGAATCTCATGACGATGAAATTAAGAAGTATTCAATGATTCAAGCCGTATATAAAGAAAGCAAGAATAAGGATACGGCTGATGAAATAAAGCAAATTTTCAAAAAGCCTGAACGGTCAGGGGTTCTTGAAGTCATCGGAGATTATCGCGTTATTTCTTCATATTCTGTTGAAATACAAGATGTCATTACGCAATTATCAGGCAAGTTTTGGATCAAGGCTGATACGCATACATTTGAAAGTGGGCAGCATTCCATGAAACTTGAAATTGAATTCGAGAATCTTATGAAGGAAGAAAAAATAGAAAAAGAGAAGATAAGTAAGTCTAAGGGTTCTCACAAGAAGCAGAAACAGTAGCCATTGTAAAGAGGTGAGTTTTAATTGAAAGAGATTCCTAGCGCGGGGCATTCAATGGCAAAAATGGTAGATGCAATCCACGGAATTGCTCAGGGGGAATTGCCTCAAGGTCTGATGATAGGGGTCGTTATAAGTCCCTATCCTAATCTTGAGGTACAACTGAACAACATCGTTTTAACGAAAGAGCAAATTTATTTAAATGATTATTGGAAGCCTGGGCATCACAGAGAAGCCGAAGGACACATTGTATCAGCAACGCAGAATCGTGCCGGTGGGGGTGGAGAAGCAGCATATGCCAGCCATAATCACGATATCGACAATGACTATACCGATACGATTAATATGACGGACACGTTAAGAATTGGCGATGAAGTCACTGTTATTCCGGTATATGGACAAGAAGCCCAACTTTATTATGTTGATGCAAAGGTGGTGAAGCTATGAGTCAAGAGTTTCCCTTTGTGGGGGGTACGAATGATATTCCGTATTCGGAAAATTTGCCGATGTTCACCGAATATGACTGGGATTTTGAGTTGGACCGCTTTAAAACTGATGATACAGGAAAGCGTATGCATTTGACGGGAGACAACGCCTTGAAGGTTTGGGTTTATAAAGCGTTAAAGACCGAGCGCAATCAGTATCTGGCGTACTCCACTCGATACGGGATTGAGTTAAAGCCGTTTATCGGCAAAGTTATGTCGGTCGGCGAACAATTTAGTGAGTTAAAACGGGTGGTTATTGAGTGCTTAATGGTTAACCCGTATATCAAAGCCATTAACAGCGTAGAGTTCTCTCAATCAGGAGACAAGGTCGATTGCGCGATATCGTTAACCACTATATACGGAGGAATCAATATTAATGTTTAAGATCTTAAATGCAGATGAAATACTCCAGAGTCTACAGCTACAGTGCTCATCGTCGCTAAGTAAAGTTGAGGGCACTTTTGAATACGATGTATTTTCATCCAATGCGATAGAATTTATGAAAACCTATGTAGAGTTAGGAGAATTATACAAGGTAGCATTTGGGAATACGGCTTACGGAGACTTCTTGACTCAAAAGGCTGCTGAGGCTGGCGTTATACGTAAAGACGCAACGAAATCAACCGGACAGGTAACAGTGACGGGAAAAGGGCGGTTACCAATGGGAAGCCAATTCGCAACTCAAGATGGGGTCTTGTTTGAAACTGTTCGAGAGGAAACAATAAACGGCGTCTCAGTAGTACCGATTAGAGCTGTTGAAGGTGGGAAAGAAGGAAATGTCGGTAGTAATACTATTACAGTCATTCCCTTGTCGATCCCTGGAATGATAAGCGTAACGAATGCCGATTCTACTACAGATGGCTTTGACAAGGAAACGGACGAAGAATTGCGTAATCGCTATTTTATTCATGTGCGAACACCGGGGACGAGCGGAAACAAGTTTCACTATTATGAATGGGCAATGTCCGTGCCGGGGGTGGGAGCCGCAAAAATTCTACCTATCTGGAATGGACCGGGAACAGTAAAGGTAATTGTGGTTGATAGTAATTTCTCTACGGCGTCAGAGCAGCTTCTTGGTAAAGTGCGTAGTTATATCGATTCCGTTCGTCCTTTTGGGGCGATAGTTACTGTTGAAACTGCTATGACGAAGAAAATTAACATATCTGCACATGTAGAAGGAAGTTTATTTGATGTTATAAAGTTTAAAACAATGCTTTTAGAGTACTTTGTAAATCTTGAAAAAGCGGTTACTGTTAGCGACGTTGCTGTGAAAGTATCTGCCTCTAAGGTGGGCAGTATGATATTGGCTTCAGGGGCTGAGGATTACGATTCGCTTACGCTAAATGGAATGACAGCTAATATTCAGCTTCAAAGCGGCGATATACCTGCTGTAGGAGAGGTGACTATTACATGATCTTTAATTTGCTTCGTACTTACAAGGTAGACCTCTTGCGATACTTACCCAAGTTCCTAGCCAATGATAAAGATTTCAACGCTACACAAACCGCCCTTAGTGAAGAACATGAGCGACTAAGACTTCTCATTATTGATATAGCTAAGCAGTTGTTTGTAGAAACCGCCACATGGGGGCTGGACGATTGGGAACGTGTGTATGGTGTCCAGACAAATAAAAAGGAGAGTCTAGATACTCGGCGTTCTCGATTATTAATGAAAATAAAGGGAGCGCAAACAATCACCCTACAACGAATGAATGAGTTGCTTAATTCAGTGGTTTTAACTGGAGACGCTCATATCATCGAAAACACCATGCCCAATCAGTTCACCGTGGGGCTGGATACGGTGGCAGCCATTAACGAGGTGCGGCGAGTTGTTGAAACATACAAACCGGCGCACCTTACCTATTTAGTAGCACATACAATAAGCAGTAACGGCAGGCTGTATTCAGGAGGTGCTGTTTGTATGTGCGATAACATTCACATATTGTCTGCGGTTAGCGACAAGGCAATTAATTCTAATGCGCAAAATTATATAGCGGGCGCAGTTGGCGTGTCGACTAAAGAACATTATATAGGAGGTATTATATGAGCGAGTATGCACCGGTTATCACAACTGTTGCCGGAAATATGTTGATAACAGAGGCAATACAGAAGAAAAAGCCTTTAGTATTCACTAAAATCGGAGTTGGAGACGGATTAATTGATAGTGAATCAATCGAATTGCTGACAGGCCTTAAACACCAGATCCTTGAGTCACCTGTGACGGATAAAAAATTACATAAAAATGGCAATGTTGATATCATAACTACCATTGATAACACTAGAGTTTCAACAGGTTTCTTTGCCCGCGAACTAGGCGTGTTTGCAAAAGTCGGGGATGATGGTGAGGAAAAGCTGTTTGGATATACCAATGCTGGTAGCCATGCTTCGTATACTCCTGCAGATAAAAGTCTTGATGAGAAAATCATTACGATTACATTCGGTATTGGCTCAAGCGTTAATGTACAAATTGAGTTAAATAGTCAAATGTATGTAACAAGAGATATGCTTACGAATGAACTACCTAGGATAATTACGGGTAATGCTGACGACCCGAATCAAGACCTCGGTACTTCTGTGAAACTTGTAAAAGGGTTACTTTCCACGTTAAAAATAAAAGACGGAAAGGATGTTGTTAAAGCGTTGGGAGAGGAAACGCTCTCGACGTTGGGGGTACAGTATAGCTTTAACAATCAAAATGGATGGTATATTTGTTTTGGAACGTTATTCGGGAAACTCGTTGTTCAAGGGGCAAGAAGCTACTATGGGGATACATGGACGTTCCCCATTTCAATGTCAACTGTATTATCCATGCAAGCAACTGATACGGGTACTTCTCGGTATTCTTACGGGATTGAATACCAAAACGGAGTGACATGTAAGTTACATGGTACCGCATCAACAAGACAGGCCCAGTTATTGGTTGTCGGAATTGTTTAAGGAGGATAAAAATGAAATATGTATTTGCAGTAAAGGAGTCCGGAGAGCGAATTACATCTTATGCAGTAGGGATTCATGGGCATAATATTGAGGAGTTGCAAGAAAAAGCCGCAACGGAATATCCTCAAGCATTAGTTTTTCAAGGTGATGACGACATGCAAGACGAGTTTTTGGCCGGCAAGTGGTTTGCTGGTGGTAAATTTTTTGTTCCTGAAGCCCAGCCTGAATCAAAATCAGAAACCATTGCAAACATCAAGGCAGAATACGAGCCTCGTTTTCAAAGGCTTAGAGATGCGGTAATGCAAAGAGCTTTAATGGGTATGACATACACGGATTTACAAGCGCAGTATAAAAAGCTAACAGCGGAAATGGCCGTTCAAATCAAGGGGGTAAAATAATGGAAAATAAAGTGGAGCAGACAGCAAAAAATGAATATTCGAATATCCCTCCTAAATTTTATTGTGAATTCTGCGGAAGCGAATTGTTAGAGGATGGCCGATGCCCGGTGGATGATTGTGTACACAATATTATCCTTGATGTACTCGCCGAAGATGAAGAAAGCACAGGTGATTAGATGTGGACATGGAGTTTTGAATTAGCAGATGTGCTAACGACCTTAACAATTATAAGCATTATAAGTGCCGCTGCTTATCGGTTAGTCCTTTTGCCGATCCTTCAAAAACTTGATATCGAAAGAATCCAGGATAGATCGTTCTTCTCAGATAAATACGACACTCTCATTGAGACGCTTAAAGAGCTGAAAGAAGAGATTAAGTTATCAAGACAGGAGCGAATGCAACAAGCACAACGGCATCTTCAGCTTGTTGGACGGGTTGACGTCCTCGAGGCTCGTGTAAATGATTTGAGGAATGAAATGCACGAGAAAGAGAAAAAATCATGAATATTGACAAGGTAAATGTGGCGGACTTAGTAGTCATCACGGGGTTGGTTGCAGCCCTTGTGATGGCTATTTTATTTAGTCTCAATGAACTCGCAATGAGTATCGCTAGCGGCCTTCTAGGCTATATCGGCGGTGCTAAAACGGCGGTGCACAAATCAGAAAGGAGTGATGAACAGTGAGAGAAGTAACATTACACGAATTGAAAGCATTGGCTAAAGCGGCCTACTGGGATCTGTGGAATGGAGCGAGAAGTCTGGGACGTGATGTTAAGCTGTATATTCATTGGACGGCAGCTCGTTATAATCAGACGTTCGACGAATATCACGTGAATATTACGGGGGATGGACGTGTGTTCGTGTCAACAAATGACTTAGCCGAGGTCAAAAACGCAACGTATAGGCGTAATACCGGCAGTATCGCTATTACACTTTGTTGTGCTTACGACGCAACGGGTCCCGATAACCTCGGCCCGTATCCGCCGACAGAAGCACAAATTAATGCAGTGTCACAGGTTATCTGCGTACTTGCCGATGCACTTGATTTGACTATCGATTTAAATCGAGTCATGACGCACGCTGAAGCGGCCGACAACCTAGACGGGCTTTACACACACGACGATTACGGACCGAACAGCACCTGTGAGCGGTGGGATTTGTGGGTACTCCGCAATGGCGAAGAACCCGATACAGGCGGCAACCAGTTAAGAGGAAACGCCAATTGGTACCGTGCTTACGGGAATTTACAAAATATATAATGTATTATAAGGAGCGATAATTATGGACAAAAAACAAATCTTGAACATTCTTGCTAAGGAAGCCGCACAGGCGGCAAAAGACCAAGCAACAGCGACGCTTGCGGCGTTATCTGCCGATGATTTGCGGCCGCTAGTTGCAGAACAATTGAAGACGATTACAGCACCGTTACAGGTAGAAATCGAAACGACTCAATCCGTATGGGTGAAGATTCGTAATCGAATTTATCTGAGAGTCATTAATTCTGCGATAGACAATATCATACAGACAATTCAAGACG